GTATTTGGCATCCGCTTAGGAACTCTCCAATACTTTATTCTACAATGAATAATACCAGCTGCTATATTCTTTTCTAATATATCAGCCCATACCCGTTCATCATAATTCTGCCAATGTTTTAAATCAACAAGACTAGCTTCTGCACATTTTTGCATAAGACTACTTCTATGAACTAAATAGTGAGCTAGATTATCAACAGCGGAAGCTGGCTCTACCTGCCAGAACGAGCGAGCAGGACCATCTCCCATTTGTCTAATATATTCATATCGGCTTTCTACAATTCCAGTTGCCAAAACTAATTCAACAGCCTCATGACTTGAGTACTTATCTCCTAATTTTGAACAAGTACTCTCAATCAAAGACCGCATTTGATTAATGCTAATCACTTATTTTTTAGCACAACTATAACTTCTACCATCCCAAGAAAAAGACTTTGCTCCACCAGCACATCCAGATTTAAAAGCAGCTTTAAACTTTCCAGCCGATTTTGAACCTTTCTGATACTTAACGTAATCTCCACCTTTGGTTTTTTGTACATCTACAGCTCCTCTACGAACTTTAGTGCCTTTAGCAGCTCCAAGTTTCCGAGCTCTTGATGCAGAAGTAAGTCCTTTTACAGGTTTTTTCTTAGCAGGTGATGAACCAAAACCAACCATTCCTTCTGTTGCTTTTGCGGCTTTCTTGCCAGCTCTCCTGCCTTTGCGCATTAATCTTCGTTCTTTACTTTCCTTATCGAAAGGATTAATCGCTTCAAGAAGGGAACGTTTTTTCTTTGTTTTCTGAGGCATATTATTCTCCTATTGTTATTATGCTACTATCCAATTCTTCGCCTTCTTTTTAGGTTTATACCACGACAAATCTCTTTCGTTCTTCCTTAAATCGGGAGGGAACGAGTGCCTTTGTGCGTAATAAAGAGTCTCTATGGTATCATCATGAGCCATTCTAGGTCCAAATGTAACAATTTCATTGATTAAATCAAACATATTTTCTCTTAAATGTACAGTTCCTGTACTAAATCTACCCGAAAGACCACTGTATATTCGATTTATCTTCTGCCTACCACCTGGCTTTTCAGGTATTACAGCGATATTGAACTTATTTAGACGCCTTCTTTCTGAATTTAGTGCTTGAAAAACACTTCTGTTCATAGCAACGTCTTCTACTGTACTTGATATACAATGATATTTCTGGTGCATATCCATTATATAATCAACTACACCCTTTCTTCCTATCACTTCACCATCAGTAGATTTTTGTCCTACAGTTGGAATACTTCTGTGTCTTTCATATTCTAAAGCGTATAAATTATTTTCTGAATCAATCGCAATAGCCATGATAACAGAAAAATCAGACTCCTTAGTATCAATATCGGTGGCAGGGTCGCAACCAACAAAGGTATTAACAGGAAATCTTTCTCCACTAATGACCAAGTAATTCTGGCTTTCTTTGATATCGTAGTCATAGCGTCCTTCCCAATACTTAATATGCTCTCTAGTCCATAATGAGTCTTCAAGGCTTTGTACCTCCATCATATATTCTTGATAAAATTTCTGTGGCTTCCCAGAATCCGAATAAAACTTTTTCTTTTCTTCTAGTTTTGTCTTTGGAAAGAAACTTGTCCATAATGCATTCCCACTTTTTGTAATCGCTTTGTATGTTATTATTTTCCATGCAAAATCAGCTTTAGCCTTCTTAGCCCTACTATAATTAATAAGTAAATTGTTAATAAAAGAATCGTGATGTACGGGAGTGCCATTAACACGCAACCGACCAGTATGAGGCTCCAAAGCGGGATAGACAACAGCAGTGACGAGAGTAGCGTTCTTGTCTCTGGCATCTCTTGTGATTGTATTCGCTTCATGTTCAAAGTCATCTAATATAATTAAATCATATCTTTTATGTAATTTAGCTCCACCACGAATACCTGAAACATTTGATTTACTAATTAACTTACATCCGTTTTTTAATTCTATATCTTCTTCTGTCCATTTATTTCCTTTAACTGCACCAAAATAATATTTTATTTTATCATTAAACTCAAGGTGATATTTAATATAATCCATATTACCTACTGATAACTTCTGAGTAGCTGATACCCACGCATAGAAAAGCATATCATCAGAAGGACAGAATAAAAAGTCTTTTAGTATTGAAGCCTTGGTTAAAACTGTCTTCCCATGACCTCGAGGAAGGATTATAGCGAGTTGCTTTACTTCAGGGTCATCTATGTTATCTGCTACTTCATAGTGGAAAGGGGGTGTTTCACTCCGCATGAAGTCATCGGGTAAGAACAGTTTTCCAAAAGATATTAAATCTTTACTAGCTAGTTCAAATACTTCTTCAGCTTTTGTAACATTATTTAGATTCAGGTTCGGTGCTGTTTCCATCTTCTTGTTTCTTATCTAAAAACTTTTCAAATTTCTTAACATCACCTTTCATCTCAACATAATAATCTATAACTAATTCTAAACTTCTAGCATTATTAATTACATTAGATAGTACATACTCTAAAGTTTGTACCCTTTTTATTAACTCGTTCCTTTTCATCTTCCTTTTTGTAGCTATCATTTTTTGTAGAACACCATATGTTTATATGAAACGGTCGTAGTACTTAAAGCATACGGCACGTTAATTTTTATAATAATCTGCTTCATCAATCACTAATTCGTTTGCATCGAGATGGTCAACAAGATGTTTCATTGTCATAATCTTCCTGATAATATAATTATCTGGGTACTCTATTTCTAGTTGTGTTAAACCTTCAGAAGTCTTTTTCAAGGCTTCAATCGTCTGACCCAACGTCAATTTGTCTATTTGTATTTCCATCTCCTAGTTTTTGCCTTTCTATATTTTCGAGTTGCTCAGGACTAAATCCCTGAAAAACCCCAAATACGCCAACTTCCTTTTGTTTGACTGTGATTCCAGTCGTTCCTATAATCTTACCTATCTCCTTGGTTGACTGTAAAATGATATTATCATCTTCACTATGGTCTGCCAATAATTTTAGCTTTCGTAATACATACTCATGGTCAAGACCTAATGTCTTAGAAACTTCAAGTACACTTCTTTCTACTTCTTGCATAATTCTTTCCTGCTTTAATAATACAATAGCTTTCTTTCTAGCCTTATCAGGGTTGGTTTCTTCATAAGCCTCCATATAAGACTTAACTGCACCCATACCACCTGCTACGTTCACGGAGAATATACGCTCATTTTTAGTTAAGTTCTCACGCTCTTTTACTCTAGACGATGTGTTCTTAATTTTAGTGCTGAATGTATATCTGTTAGGATGCTTATTAAAATCAGTATCCATAACTGTATTATCCCTGATAAGAAACGTACCTACAATAGTTCTTAACCACCCTTTAGACCATTTATAATTCTTCCTGTCTTGAGGATGCTTTATCGTACTGACCTTTAATAACTGTACAATCCTCTTATCATCACTCCACACCCAGTCATCTTGTTTGCCATCACGCCAATTCTCTATAGGAACCTTATTAGGGTAGTCATCATAGAACTCGTCTATATCATCATATATATAATGACGCTTGCCTTTTATTTTCTGGTATTCCATATTAATCCATCCAGGGTCGAAATCCTTTAGGTCTATCTTTAAATCCATAGCCTTCTAGCCATTTATTTATTTTTTCTGAAGTTGGAGTTCTTACAGTGCCAGCTTCTTTAAAATATCCCTTCGCTTCCAATCCTGAAATTTGTTTACTTACTTTTGATGTAGCCCCTAATCTTCTCTTCATATCGCTGCCTTTACCCGCACCTCCCATAGTCCAAGGTATTTTTTCACCCCCAGCTCCAGTCCTATGACCTTTAATAAACCAACCTTGAGGCATTGCCCTTCCAGTCTCAATTCCAGATGTGTCTTTAAAATACCCACCTTTAGGCGATTTACCTAAAAACGGCATCCACTCTCCTCCCCTTTCAGCTAATTTACCAGATGCTATATCTGATTTTGACCTACCACTCCTACCTGAAGATTTATAAAATGGTTGTATGAATTTTTTACCTTTTTCTTCCATTTCAACAGCAACAATAGACCTGCTAGTTCCCCTTTGACTTATAGATTTCAACATACTTGGAATATATTTTGAAACTTTTATACCAGTACTAGCTGTGCCAGCTGTTAATCCACTATATAAATCACCTTGAGTAATGCCAGGAACAACTTCTTTTGACATCCCCTTCTTCTGGTATGCAGATGCTTTGTCCCATGACCGCTTCATTCCTTTTTTAGATATATTTTCTTCTAACCAACCTTTTAGACCAGAGTTCTCTTCTTTCTTCCATTTGTTTACTAATTTATCTTCTACAGGCATCTAATTCTGAAGAGGGTCTAAGTCTTGTACCTCTTGCTCCTCTAATGCTGTGATTAACATATTCACTTCCATTGGAATCCAATATACATTATCGTTGATTTGTAATGGCACTAAGTCTGATTTCTTGTTTTCAGACAAGTCATGAATCAACTCTTCACGAGCATCCTCTGGGATAGCCTCTATCCAACTTATTCTATTAGCCATTATTAACCCTATTATTAACCCCTTTATATATAATATCTATAAGCGCTCTATTATTTAATAAGGGGGGGTGA